TCAGAAATTAAAATAACGAATCGGGATAAAAATCGGTACAGCCCTTAACACGATGGAGCAAGCCGAAGAGCCCACAGCGGACAGAGAACCCAAAGGAACCGCCAAAATAGTAAGTGAAGGGTGCTCAATATACCAGCGTCCGATATTGCTCTTCACCATCAAGATCCCGATGGACTCGCACATCAAGAACCGTGAACTCGATACCCTCGTATTTCAGAACGTCGTCGATCTCGATCGCTTCTTTCGTCATAACTTTGCCGTCGCCGTAATCCCAACCACCACCGGACGGCTTGATGATCGGGTTTTCTTCCCAACGACATTTGAACTCTTCCCATCCAAAGGTTGTAACGTACTCTTCGGATTGATCCCAGATTTTGATCACTATGTTCGGCGGGGTGCCTTCGTCGGCGAGCCCCGAGCTTGTGATGGTGGTTATACTTCCCCAGTCATCCCGCGTTGTATAATATTCGCCGTTCCCGTTGATGGTGATGTAATCGGCTTGAGGATCACCATATCGATCTGTACCGATAACCACGATCTGACCCGTTGCCGGATCTCCACCCGACACCGTGAACCAAATTATCGTGAAATAATAGACGCCTTCGTAATCTGTGGCCGTGATCCCCGATAACATCGATTCGGCGGTTGCGGGGCCGTTGTAGAACTCAGAGGTTTCCCCGCCCTTCTTCTCGGCGGTCTGGTTAAAGTAGTCGTCCTCTTCGATCATCGAGACCGAGCCCCCACAGCTAAGTAAGGTTCCAGAAGACGGTATGCTGTCCAAGACCAAAGGGGTGTCCCCATCACGCCACCGCCTTTAAACGAGCCGTCGAAGGTCTCGGAGATCTCGGATATCTTGAACGATTTGACGCCCCCTGCCTGGAGTTGCCGCCTCTTCGAGTTCACTGTGGACAGTCTCGCCAGGATCTCCTCGCAGACCGCGTATTTCACCGCCCACGGGATTATCGCGTTCCCATCTCCATCAAGATCTGCAATCCTCCACCCCTGGCGCGTCTTGATCAGTCTAGGCCACTGGAGGGGCTGGGTGGAGATGTCGGTCTCGTACTTCTTACCCACAAAGAGAAGAGAATCAACGATCTTGGAAGCGTATTTTAAGGCGTCCTCTTTGTCTGCTGAGGATGCGCCGGTCCAGGCCGTGGAGTCGGGTCTATCGGCTACGTAACTATCAACTTCTGAGGATGTTACATATTCAGCCATGAAAAATACCTCCTAAAGGAGCTATGGGGGCCGCCGGTGCGAAGAGCGGCCCCTCGTTGTTATGGCTTAACCATCGTGATATTTTCAAGGCAGTGCGTAGGCTTCGATAGTTCCGGCGATGTTGGTTCCCGTGGTGTCGGTGATGTCGATGTGGATCGTTCCGTCGGCCTGGAGGTATCGAGCCGTCTCGATCGGGCCTATCGCGAACTCGTCGTTGGCAACCACATCGTCGCCTCTCACAAGGTCGCCGAGCCCCCGCCTGAAAGCAGGGTGAGCGGTTCCAGCCTTCAGAGTCACAGCACCGCCGGTTCCAGTCCCCGCTGAGATGTGGACGAGGATAAGCAGCCTCTTGAAGTTGGCTCCCTCGGCGATGACGTGATGGTTTCCCTTATCGATCGCGTCCGGGGTTTCCCTGTCAGCCCACGCCCCGGCCAGTTCATTTACGGTAATTTCAGATCTTACCATGATTCACCACCTCAGCTCGGAGCACAGGTCAGAACGCACAGGCATTCAGGATCGATGACCTTCGCGCCGTAGCAATGCAGACCTCGGAGGGCGTCGGCAAAGAATTTGTCAGGCCTGTAAGCCTCGGTCTCGTTCACAGAGTCGGCGAAGGTGGTCGCCCTGCTGACACCGGCCAGGATCTTGTAGTGATCTCCGGCGGTGTTCGGCACGTTGTTACTTTGTAAAATATCGAAGCCGTAGAGCCGGCCTATCTGGCCGTTGAGCATGACCTTCTCCACACCGGACCAGGGCGGCGTGGTGATCGTGTCCTCCTGGAACATGACCTTGGACACCCACGGAGGAATGATAATCCAGCGGCCCGGGGTGGGCACGTTGGCCTCATCGAGCTTCTGCTTGACCTCAAGCAGCTCCTCGGTTACGATGTCGGTCGTCCCGTCGAAGATCTTATCGGACCCATCCGCCCCCACAGCAGAGCCGGCCTGAGCGGCCATGATCCCGGCGATGTACTCGTCAGCGACCTCGGCGAGCTGATATGCCGCGTCTCTCGTGGCGGATTCCATCAGGGCCACGTTCATCTGAGCCTTGTCGATGTCCTCGATGCGGAAGTTAAAATATTTCGACTGAGTGATCTCCAGGACGGTGGAGGCGTCGTCGAGGTCTTCGGGGTCGCCTATCCCCGTGGTCTTGTCGTAGTTGTCGATCGTTATCGGGCCGTGCGCCACAATCCTCACCGTGTCGCCCTTCCCCTTCACGTCGCCCTCATAGTCCCTGTTGATCACAGGGGCCTGGCCGTAAACCAGGGCCTTCTGGAGACTCTGGAGGATTTGGGCGCTCCAAACCTCGCCTATAAAGTTCGTTAGTGACATGTACTTACCTCAATGAGCCTTCTTTCATCTGGCTCTTGATCTGGTCCATGTTTGCGATGATCTCGTCTGGCTTCATGGCCTTCACAGCCTCGCGAGTGAGAGGTTTCTTTACCTCGCCCGCTGGATTGCCACCGCCGCCCACAGGCTCCTTTGGTCCGATCTCTTTCAGCAGCTTCTCGCCGTCTGCCTTCAGCTCCGCCTCGGTCGTCCCCGCCAGTCTGCTGGCCAGGGCCGGGGGGAGTTTCAGGTCGGTGGCGATCTTCGTCTTCAGAGAGTCCAGGGAGGTCTTTTCGTGCTCCGCCACCTTCTCTTTCAGGGCGGTATTTTCAGCAACGACCTCGTCATACTTCACCTTCTCACGGTTGACTCGATCCTGGACTATTCGGTCCACATCAGCCTGAGTAAATTTCTTTTCACCATCATCGCCGGACATATTCGTGATCTCCGAGTTTACGGCCTCGTTTGCCTAATTGTATATTCTTATCGGGATAGTATTTAAAGCTTTGTCCTTATTGTAGAATAATCTATGAAACAGTTGTAGCTGCTCGGAAGTTTGCGTAATTTTGTTTCAGCCTCAAGTGTTCATTTTCCTTCATGAAGTCAAGGGCATTAGAATCCACTTTGCGGCCTAGACGGCCACCCATCCCCTTGAAAACGGGCGAGGGAAGGCACTGGCACGTCGGATGATAAGGGGGCCGATCCTCTCCCCTGGTGTGCGTAAATGAGGCCATGAACTGACACCACGGGCAGGGGCGAGGCCCTAAAATGATATTGAACCCGTCTATCGCTTCTATCTGATCTGCGATATTAAAATAAGCTGAATTGGAGGCGAGGGCGTGCTCTGTCCGGTAAATCTGATATCGTTTCCATTTTTTTAAATAAGTAAATTCTTCTCTGAATTTCTTATCAAAAGCTTCCCATGTCCCCGTCTCTCGATATGACTCGATCAGGATTCTACGTACTTCATTTCGGCCCGACCCCCCCACAGACTTGATGAACATTCCGCCGCGCTTCGAGAGGTACTCATCAACCAGGGGGTCAAGCTCACGTTTTGATGGGAAGGATGCCATCAAGTCCATGCCTTCGAGCTTGTAGATGGTGGCCTCGGCCTGCTGTTTGTAGGGGACGCCTAGATAATATTTCGAGGTGGGGTCCGCCATATCCGACCACAACCTCCGCCCAAATTCCTCGACCAAGGGGTCGGACTCTCTCACCATCCGAGACACGACCTCCAGGGGGATCCCCTGATTGTAGGCGCTGAGGTATCCGGCCAGGTCTCTGAGGGGCATACTCGCCAGGTCCTCCACATCCAGGGAGATGGACATGAGAAGAGCCCGCCCCTTCGCTGTGGGGTTCGTGACTATGCCGAGCTTTAACCGCTTCTGAAAATCGGTTAAGACTCGGATCTCTTCGATGGTTAGCTGCCTCATACCATTATCTCACGCTTGAAGAGATCCTCTTCCTCCTCGATTCTGGCGACTTCGGCGTCGATGTCCTCCTCTGAAGCCCCTTCCATCAGCCTGGATATGCTGGACCGGCGAGACGTGACGCCCGCGTCACGCTTTGTTTTTTCGACGTTGGCCGCTTCCACAGGATCAACGGGAAGAGATGACCGCCACTCAAGGGAGACGTTGGTGAGCTTCTGAGATCCGGGCATTCTGGATGCAACCTCGAGTTCTGCAGTGGTCTTGAGGACCTCGATGAGCTTCGGCCTGATCCTGAGCCTTAGCCTGTTGACCTTCGCCAGTGTGGGGAGCATCAGCCTCTTGAGGGCGCTTCCCGACTCGGCGAGCCCGTTCTTAGTCTCACCGAAGGCAGCCGGGGAGAGTTCGGCCATGACGTAGAGCTGGGAGAGAAGGGTCTCGATCTGTCGGAACGTGGCCTCCATCTCAGCATCCCAGGTTAGGATCTTTGGCGGGGACTCGCCCTCGTTAAGTGCGATGTACTTCTCATCGGAAGCCCACACGACCTCGCCGGTGAGGGGGTCCCGGACTCTAAGGCCCGACGGCCCACACATCCAGGGATCGGCGAAGACGTCCAGGGTCCCCGAGACCTTGATCAACCTCCGCTCGATCTCCTCCACAAGGTCGAAGATGTCTTTGAAGTCGTCCAGCCCGAAGACGCCGTCCCCTGCCTTCAGGTTGGAGAATGGGAAGACCAGGAAGCCAGCCACGCCGGTCTCCTCCTCGGGCTTCAGGGTGGCGTATCGCTCGATCGTGTC